CGAGGATATTCCATCAACAGACGGAGGAGTTTAACCGGCCTTGACTGAAGTGACAGACGATATCCATATCCTAAAATCCTTAAAGAAGGAAAGAAGGAAATAGAATACTTCTGTACATATTCAATAAAGGCTGATGATCGGTCTAGAGCTGAAGATAACTCTTTTAATGAGATAGGACTCACGTCCTGACCCATATAAAAAGTTCTCTTAGCAAATTCAAGTGCCTTTCCCGAGGGAGAGACAATTGATTTCGCTAAACCAACCTTAACACCTAATCGAGTCATAACTCGAAGGTATTGGTTGGCTACAGCTTTATTCCAGATGATCACATCATCTCCAAGGACAGCATAATCCAGAAACAATTCTGAAGAAGGCCATCCTGAAAGCCAAGCAGAACACTGAATCAGAAAATGATGAGTGTATGCTAACATAGCCCAACTAGATAGCGCCCCCATAGGTTGACCTACAGAATACTTCACAGATAAAACAGACAGACCAGAATCTTTTGGGATTCGGTATGGTCTATTAATCAAAAGAAGCATCCAATGATGGGAGAACTCTTTACCAAATAAATGGGATAAGAGATCTCTCTGAAGGGAAACCGGAAGACGGTCAGTAGCTGAGGACAGATCGAATGAATACAAGGGAACAGTCAGCCAAGGGATCCTTTTCAAAGGATCCATTTGATTAAAAGTTCCATCCATAGGTATTCTCTCCAATTGACGGAAGAGAAACTTATGGACTGGGTATAACACCCACTGAGTCCAAGGATCTACCATAGCAAACACCCGCATCTTCCCCGCAGCTTCGAGCTTCAACCCCAGTGATCCAACATACTTAGTCTTTGGGCTAGAAAGCCCTGGACCAATTGTTCGATCTAGATTACTAACAATATTTTGCAAATCGTACAGATTGGCAGAATAAGGAAGTAACCTAACTAATTGTAACCAAGATGAGTATACTTCAGAAGAAGTAAGAGCTCGCCAGGACCGAAGGACACTCATTGGGTGAGTAGATAATTCACCCTTCTGAGGAATCGCATTCGGCGAAGACGTTACAATCGGAAAAGGAGAAGGAGCAGAGAGATCATTCAAAGATAAATTCCGCGATCGCGGAATAAAGAGTTCCGTAAAACGCGGAATCATTTTATTCAACCGATGATCTATCTGAAGCGACGTTGATCTCGGACTGATGATCGAGTTTACATCTACTGCTGCTGGATATAGAATAACTCTATAAATAGCAAACAGACAGAGATAAAAACGAATCACCAGGAGATTTCCATCTCGTATCAACTTCCGTTGATACGCCGGGATCACACGAGGAAGACCTCTACTAGTCCTAGAAACTCTAGGACCTAGTGAGGTTAAATCCGAAACGTGGTACCCACCAAGATATTGCTGAAGACAGACCGAACAGACTTTAAGGTACTTTACAAGTCCTTTAAGTCCGCTGGAATGTTTCAGATGGTAACAGTCCTTAAGGAATCGAGATATTAATCGAATCCAGTTAGGAGATATTAAACCACCGATGGTCCGCACAATTGATACAATTGGACGAATCAACGGTTGTCGACCTTTTACGGCCAACATGGCACTAAAATTTCCAAATTTTAAATGCCATTTCGAAAGGTTGATGTGAAATCTTTTCATGTCAATCAAATAGAAATGGATTTGGTTATTTTAGACTTCGGTTTTCCTGATTTTGGTCAGGAGCCGCAGCCACCTCGTTGGAGGATGAAGGCAAATCTCCTTCACTTATGGTTCTTATCTCGTTACTAGATTTCTCTAGCCCGGGACAATGCCATCACAGGCAACCTAGATCGTTTT